AAATGTCCAAGACTGTTAAAAAAGTTGGGTCACTCAATCTCAAAACAATGATTGAAGAAGATAAACTTATCTTCAATGATTATGAAATTATTTCTGAACTTACTACTTTCATTCAAAAGCACGGTTCGTTTGAAGCAGAAGAAGGTTGTAACGATGACCTAGCAATGTGTTTGGTAATCTATGCTTGGTTAGTTGCACAAGACTATTTTAAAGAACTAACAGACCAAGATGTTAGAAAGCGTTTATATGAAGAACAGAAAAATCAAATTGAACAGGACATGGCACCTTTTGGTTTCATGGACGATGGATTAAATGATAATAGTTTTGTTGATAGTGATGGCGATAGATGGTTTACTGATGAGTATGGGGATAGGTCATATATGTGGGAATACATGTAATGGACTTAGACAAGCAAATAAAACTAAGTCATTTGTTGCTTAACGATAGAAAATGTAGAACTTGTGGAGAAGTTAAAAATTTAATAGAGAGTTTTTATAGGACGCACAAAGAGAGGGGTCCAGTTGCTTCATCATATGCGTATGAGTGCAAAGAATGCTCTATAAAAAGAGTTATTGTTAGTAGAATGACATCAAAAGTTCTTGATAGATGGGAATATCCAGACTGGTAAATAGTTCACGTCATGTTTTCCACCTGAAAGATGAGTTTTTAATAAATATTTTTTAGATAAACTGAGATTACGGAGAAAAACATGGCGACTCCTCAATTATCTCCTGGAGTTCTTACTAGGGAAGTTGATTTAACTGTTGGGAGAGCTGATAATGTATTGGATAACATTGGAGCGATTGCAGGACCCTTTGCAATTGGTCCAGTAGAGCAAGCAATTGATATTACAACAGAGCAAGAACTCATTACTACTTTTGGAAAACCAATTTCAACTGATGCTCAGTATGAATATTGGATGTCTGCATCATCGTTCCTTTCATACGGTGGTGTTCTCAAAGTCGCAAGAGTTGACGGAACTACACTTAACAACGCAAATGCTGCTGTTGGATACGCAGCTACAACAAGTGCAAAAATTAAAAACTACGATAACTACAATAACTCGTGGTCTGGTGAGGGCGTAGAATTTGTTTATGCAGCGAAGAATCCAGGATCCTGGGCAAATGACCTAAAGGTTTGTTTTATTGATGATTTAGCAGACCAAAGAATTGGCATCAATACAACCAACTTAAGCAATTTTGGAGCTCAAGTTGGTTATGGTATTACTACCGCAATTACGACTGCTGCAATTGCTGGAGTAGGAACTACCAGTTCCTTTACTGGATATTTGAAAGGAATAATCACGGGCGTTTCTACAGATACCGCAAACGGAAGCAGCACGATTGATGTTAAGGTTCTTTCAAGAGTTTCTTCAGCAGGAACAGAAACATCCATAAGTTATTCTGATAAAAATTCCGTTGCTTCATTTGTTTCGTCAGATACTCTTTATTTCGTAAATAATTCAGGAATTAATACTGGTTTAACAGCAAGTTCTGGAGCTACAGCAGGTCAAGTTCTTGATTGGTATGATCAACAAACTCTTGGTTTGACTAATTCTATTATTTACTGGAAATCGATTGCACCAAAACCAAGAACCAATGCATTCTCTTCAGGAAGAAATGGCAAAAACGATGCAATGCACATTGCCATCGTAGATGACACTGGATCTGTAACAGGAATTCAAGGAAATCTTCTTGAAAAGCATGTAAGTATTTCTAAGGCACTTGACGCAGTTTCTCAAATAAATTCTCCACAGAAGGTCTGGTACAAGAATTACCTTGCAGATTTTTCAAATTATTTGTATGCTGGATATAATCCATCGCAAGCAGAAGATTCCTATCATGGAACCGTTCCTGTAGCAACTGGATTCTCCACTTCATTTACTACATTTACAATTGGTCAAGGTCTGTGGGGTCAAAAGGCACAAGGAGTCACATTCAGTGCAATTGGAAACAAAACATATTCACTAAGTGGTGGTGTTGATTACTCTGCCGCAGGCGGAATGAAGGCAGATTTGGGTTCAATCTCTACAGCATATGATCTGTTCGCCAATGGTGATGAAATTGAAGTTGATTATTTACTGAATGGACCAGGACTCTTAGAAGAATCGGAATCTCAAGCAAAGGCAAACAAACTAATCTCTATTGCTGAAAGTAGAAAAGATTGTGTGGCAGTTATCTCTCCACATAGAGCAGGTGTTATTGATATTGCAAATTCAAACACACAAACTGAAAATATAATTAGATTCTTCTCACCTATCACATCATCTTCATACGCGATCTTTGATAGTGGTTATAAGTACACTTATGACCGTTTCAATAATACTTTTAGATATATTCCATGCAACGGTGATATTGGTGGTTTGATGACCAGAACAAACATTACTGGATTCCCATGGTTCTCTCCTGCAGGACAGCAGAGAGGTGTTCTAAACAATGCTATAAAGTTATCATACAATCCTTCTAAGGCACAAAGAGATCTCCTCTATACTTCTAGAGTTAATGCGATCGTAAATCAACCTGGAACTGGAGTTATTCTCTTCGGAGACAAAACTGCACTTTCATATCCTTCTGCATTCGATAGAATTAATGTTCGCAGATTGTTCTTAACAGTAGAGCAAGCACTTGAAAGATCAGCACAAGCACAACTATTTGAACTAAATGATCAAACTACAAGATCAAACTTCATCAATATTGTTGAACCATACCTGCGCGATGTTCAGGCAAAGAGAGGAATTTATGACTTCGTAGTAATCTGCGATGAAACAAATAACACTCCAGATGTCATTGATAATAATGAGTTCAGAGCCGATATTTTCTTGAAGCCAACCAAGTCAATCAATTATATTACACTCACATTCGTTGCCACTAGAACGGGTGTAAGTTTTGAAGAAGTGGCTGGATCAGTTTAATCTAACCTAAATTAATCACAGAAGGAGGAACTCAAAATGTCCACTCTCAGAACAATCACCGCTTTTAAATCAAAACTTGCTGGAGGTGGAGCAAGACCCAATTTATTCGAAGTTGAAATTCCATCTTTTCCTACTGCTGCAGGATCAAACGTTTGGAGAACTGGTGACAACCAGGAAGCAGATCTATTCAAGTTCATGTGCAAAGCAGCACAACTTCCAGCATCAAATGTTTCGCCAATTGAAGTTCCATTCAGAGGTCGCACTTTGAAGGTTGCTGGTGACAGAACATTCGATACCTGGTCTGTTACCATCATCAACGATGAAAACTTCCTGATCAGAAATGCCTTCGAGGAATGGATGCAAGGAATCAGCAAGAATAGCAACAACACTGGTGCTACCGATCCTGGTTCTTACATGACAAATGCACTTGTCCATCAACTTGGAAGAGGTGCCGATAATGGAATTGAGTCTTCTTCGAATTCTGGAGCTGTCAATGGTTCTGCAATTACTCCATTAAAGACATATACTTTCTTCGATATTTTCCCAACAAATATCTCTGCCATTGATCTTTCCTATGATTCTTCAGATACTATTGAAGAATATACTGTAGAATTCCAAGTTCAGTATTGGGAGCCAGGTGCTTGGACCAAAGATCAGGCATAATTTGAATGCATAAATATTGAAAAGGGACCTATCAGTTTTATAAATTATGGCAAAATTATTTGGATTCTCTATTGAGGATACTGAGCCACTATCACCAAATGCGGTTTCCCCCGTTCCTCCTAATAATGAGGACGGGGTTGACCATTATTTGACTAGTGGTTTTTTTGGTTCTTATGTAGACATTGAAGGGGTATATAGGACAGAATTTGATTTAATTAAAAGATATCGCGAAATGGCACTTCATCCGGAGTGTGATAGTGCCATTGAAGATATTGTAAATGAAGCAATTGTATCTGATACAAATGACAGTCCTATTCAGATCGAACTCTCAAACTTAAATGCTAGTGATGGCATAAAAACAAAAATAAGAAAAGAGTTTAAATATGTACTGGAACTTCTAGATTTTGATAGAAAATCGCACGAAATATATAGAAACTGGTATATTGACGGAAGACTTTACTACCATAAAGTAATTGATTTAAAAAACCCACACGAAGGTATTCAAGAACTTCGTTATATTGACGCAATGAAAATGCGTTATGTTCGCCAA